TTAAAAATATTTTGTAAATATAGAGCCTCTATGTTATAATGTATATATAAGTATAGTGTATGGCATACATATAGGTAGGTAGGGGCCCAACCCCACAAGTCGGGTCGATAGCATATCGTAAGATGAAAGTGCGCGATCTAGAAAACAGAAATCGAACATCTCTAAAAAAATGCACCCCTAAAAAAAACGAGATATAAAAAAATAGGGCGTATATATATAAAAGTGCAGGCGACCTGTTATAATAATATGTGGAGGAAATATGACAGAACTCAAGAAACAGTTTATATTAAAGGAGCGTTGGGATGGCCATGTCATGAATGAGGCATTCTGGAAAGCGCGTCGTCAGGGTTGCAACCTGGTGGCATTTACACACGAAGGCAAACGACGAGGACGGGTAGTCGCGGTAGATCCGAAGAAGCCTCGTGTTCAGATTCAAGTCGAGGGTTTCGTGACCAAGCCGTGGATCTGGTTTATGCCTGATAGTGATGGCAAGTGGTTTTTAGGCACATGGCGGATGAAGTCATGTCGTGAGAAGGGTTATTCAGGTTGGAAGCATTGGCGGATAACACCGCTTGGGATGGAAGAGCGATGAATGCAAGAATGTGGTGGTGTGGCTGTGAGGATGAGGATGATGTCAAATGGTATCGACGACATATTATCAAGAAGCCTGAAATCGTGCAGTGGATTAGTGATCAGCAAGGTCGTGTTGTAGAAGATCCTTTAGAAGCCATGATACGCGCTGAAGAAGAGGCGACAGAGCCATCGAAAGAGTTAGATACTGATATTATAGGTGTCTTGTTTAAGAGTGTCTCAGAGTTGGACCAGAAGATTATAAGATTACGCCATGAAGAGTGTTTGAAGTGGCAGGATATAGCAGATAAATTAGGTTATAACCTCAGTTATTTGTGGAAGAGAGAGAAGCGAGCAATGGAAAAAATACGGGCTATTATTAAGAGAGATAATATCTCACCTTGGAGGAAAGATGAAGAAGAGTGATACAGAACTAAAAGCAGCAGCAAAGCATGCCCTTAAGAGTCGCAACTATAAGACGCGACTGAAGCAAGCAGTGGATGGTGGTGATTTTGAAGAGGTTGTTAAGTCAATCATGTTATTGGCTATTAAGCATAATGCAGAGACAGATTGGCGTGCTTCACCGCGTACCTGGATGGAGTTATTGCAAGTGTTGCATAAGTTCCGTGTGGAGTTTGGCACAACTGATAGTGATTTTGAAGATATCTTGCGGGTGGTGAATGCTGATGATTAAGACTATTGATGACACATTGCAAGACTTAAGCGGTGAAGAGTTGTTGCAGCTGTTTGAGATTTTAAAGATCCGTTCTCCTCAGTTCGAGGCTGCATTGCATACAGCTCTGACTATGATACGAGCTAATCGTCGTGCGCAAGGAGGCCGAGGATGAGTATTATTATAGATAATCCTCGTTTCTGGGGTTATTATGCTGTTTTATTACCTACTGGTGAGGTGATAGATTGTCAGAACTACGCAACCGCCGCTTCAATAAGAGATCGATATAATGCCACGCATAAAGAAAATAACTCCTGAGGTCTATCAGGCTTTTCGTGATCCGCGTAACTTCTTTAAATTCTTAAAGGTGTTCGACAAAGAGACAAATAAGCTTGTTCCCTTTCAGCTGCGACCACAACAAGAAGAGTTATTGGAAGCACTCTTGACACATAATAAGATTGTTGTGCTTAAAGCGCGTCAGTTAGGTGTATCAACACTGCTGCGTGCTTATTTCTTGTGGAAGACTTACATGTCTGTTGAACCTACACAGCATGCTATTATATCATACACCAGAGATAGCGCAGACCACCTACATAACATGGACAAAGGTTTCTACCTAAGTTTGCCTAAGCCTTTACAGAGGAAGCTTTCTAAGTCATCCTCGAGAACATTACAGTTTGGAGACACCAATGCAGGATTACGAGCCTTTACAGCCGGAGGAAAGGCCGGAGCTACCCGATCATTTACATTTACAGATACTCATATCTCTGAGTTTGCTTTCTTTGACGATCAAGATGACTTGCTTGCAAATGTCATGGCCTCAGTTGGTGAGGGACAGATCGTTATTGAAACAACGCCCAACACACCAGGTGATAAATACCACGACCTGATTATGGGCGCACCAGAGAATGACTGGCATCTCTGTTGGTTTCCTTGGTATGAGCACCCACAATATACAAAGAAAAGTCAGTTCCATCAGCCACAAGTTCCAGATCCTACTGAAGAAGAGATACAGTTAAAGGAAGACTTTGATTTGACCTTAGGCCAGTTGTATTGGCGTCGATCAATGATTAAGACAATGGGGTTAGAGAAGTTTAGACGAGAGTTTCCAGCTACAGTAGATGAGGCTTTCTTTGCATCGAGTAATGAATTCTTTCCTGCAGACATCTTAGACGAATTAGAAGTGTTAGATTGTGGTGGTCAAAAAGATCGTTGGTATTGTGATCCTGTGCCGGGTGATAAGTTTGCTATGGGTGTTGATGTAAGTGGTGGTCGAGGTGGTGATTATAGTGTTATTACAGTTGTGTCATGCACGACCATGCAGCCTGTATATCACTTCAGGTCTAATCAGATCTTGCCTCATAACTTGGCTGATAAAGTTTATGAGTTATATTGGGAGTTTAATGAGCCCTATACTATTGTGGAGCAGAATGGGCCAGGTGAAACTGTGTTGTATAGATTAAAAGAGTGGAAGGTAAAGAATTTATATAAGGATAGTAAAGGTCGCGACTGGCGTACTCGGAAGGAAAATAAAATAGCTATATTCGACTACCTGCGCGACTTGATTTGCGAAGGTGTTATCGATGCCGTTGAGCGAGATCTTTGGGCTGAGCTAAGAGCAGTTCAAATAACACAAGGAGCGCCTAAAGTGATAAATGGACATGATGACTTAGTTGTTGCCACAGCACTTGCATTATGGGCTGCTAAGTTAAAGCCTGTTCCCAGCTTTTTTCAAGTGCGTCAGTCAATGATTGATGATATGATTAAATCTCGTAGAGCAGCTTCTATTAGAAAAAATAATGGAATACATAAAAATATAAGAGGATGGAATAAATGAAATATAAAATGACACCTGGTTTGCTTAAGCAAATATTAGAATCTCACACAGACTACTGGGATGACTATAAACATGAACTTTACCGTTATAAGTCAGCCTATGCTACACGCTTCTGGGATAAGAAAGCTGTAGGTCTTATGTCTGAATATGTGCAAACCTCAGATGCCTACGGCTATATTGAGTCATATATTGCTTCACTCTTTTCTAAAAACCCAGGTGTTATCTTCAAAGCCGGACTAAAAGGACGAGGTGATACAAAGAAAGCACAAGCTCTTGCAAATGATTTCTTAATGAACCAGAGAAAGGAAATAGAGAACGCTTCGCGTCTTGCCCTTATTTACCCTATGGCTTTTATGAAGTTAATGCCTAATATGAACGAGGACATCTATAAGCGTATATCAGTTTGCTCTATTGCACCATGGGAAGTAATCTTAGATAGAGATGCCAAGCGTTATGAAGACATGCGTTTTGTTGGTCATCACTACTACATGTCAATGATTGATGCTCGACATAAGTTTGGTAATAAAGAATATGAGCCTATTGAAAAAGAAGACTACTTCGATAAGTTTCGATCTGAAGAATATGAGCGTGATAATGACTTTTATGAGCAAGACTTTGACTATTATCGCTATATCGAGATTGTAGAGTTGTATGACTTACACACTAAACAGATGTATTTTTGGTCGCCTAACTGGAAGATGGGTGAGAAGTTCTTGTTGAGTGAAGAGATACCATTTAGAGATCCGCAGAATAACGCTGTGATCCCTTTAGTTCCGCTCTATTATAATAGGATGCCTGATAAACCAATAGATGGCTACAGTGCAATGAGAAGAATCTATGACCAGATCTATGAAACTAATCTAATTAGAACATTTCAAGCAAATGGAGTGCGAAAAGCATCGCGACAGTATTTAGTTAAGAAGGGTGTGCTTGACGAAGAACAAATGGCACAGATTACAAGTGGTATTGATGGCTTGTTTGTGGAAGTAGATGAAGAATCGTTGGCTGGTGTCATGACTGCATTACCTCAGAACCCAACACCACCAGAACTACAGATGTATTACAACCAAGTGCAAGCTGATAAAGATAAAGGTAGCATCTTGGCACCATTTACTCGTGGTGAATCGACTCGTTCTTCAGCAACAGAAATAGCTGCACTTGCTGCTTATACTTCGTCAGAGGTAGGCCGATTGGCAAGAGAGCGAGATAGCATGATTGAAGAATTAAGTCGCACTTATATTTACATGTTGCAGCTTTACTTAGAGATCGAAAACTCTGCTGATATGATTATGGTTAGTAATAGTCCTGAGGTTGTTCGACCACAAGATCTTGAAGAAAACTTTCTTATCTATGCACAAGATCAAGCCTCTACACCCTTATCAGAATCGGTAAAGAAGAGAGAGTTTATACAGTCAATACCACTTCTGCAGTCATTAGGTGTGCCTCAGGAAACACTTTTAGCAGAGTTAGTGCGATCTTTAGGCTTACCAGAAGATTTTGTTATTGAAGCGAAAGAAAATCAAGAAGCAATACAAGCAGCATCAGCTGCAAAAGCTAATGTAGCAGGTTCGGCGGTGCAACCAGATGCTCGAGAAATGATGCAATCAACACCAGCTGGCCCAGCTAATTTACAAGGTGTCTTACCAGGCGCCACATCTATATCATAGGAGAAGAAGAAGATGGCTTTTTATAAAGTAGAATGCAAGAAGTGTCAAACAGAATGGGAAGTTCTGTGTAGTTATGACGATCTAGAAGAGATGATTTGTGGTCAAACAGACTATTATGATCGACCAATGCAGTTCAACCCTAAGGATGACACAGAAAACTCAGAAGGTTGTGGTAATCTGGTCGAACAAGTTTATGTGCCACCCAGTTTTGCAATCATGGGTAAAGGATTACATGCTAATGGTGTGCATAATAGTCAAGGACACTATTCTACAGCATTTGGTAGATACTTTGAAGACAAGCGCGCTATGTATGAGTATGCAGAAAGCAATGGATACAAAGAAGTTTCACAATCTGTAGCAGATCAACACATATATGAGCAAGCTGAGCGTTTGACAGCACAAGACAAAGTAGGCGAAGAATGGACAAAGAACTTAAAAGAAGCAGGTGGCGATAAGATTGCAGCTGCAGCAAAGACTTTTGTGTCGAAAGACATGCAAGATGTATAGGAAAAAATATAAGCATTAATCGGAAGGAGATTAACATGGCAAAATTTGAAGAAGTAATGGAACGAGCACAAGCACTTGATATGGCTGAAAATGAAAAAGCTGAAGAGATTGCACCGCGTGGTGATTTTTCTAAAGATAGTATGAATAGATTTATTGAAGCGGTTAATAAAGTTATTTCTAACTTTGGTCAAGTTCCCCAGTTAGAAATGGTAGAAGAAGATGTCGATTCTTTACCTATCCCAGTGCTAAAATATGTTTCAATGATTAACAAAGCACTTGACGATGCCAAATTCACAGAATACTCTATAGAGTTAGATGGAATGGCAACAGATAGAGACTTAATGATGGCTCGTGGTAGATTAGATGCTGCTGCTGGTGATCGTGCATTTAAGGCATTCTTAAGAAAGCCACCTGTAGATCAAGGGTCAAGCATGGAAGTCGAAGTAAGTGTAGAAGAACCTGCAGCACCTGCTGCAATGGAAAAGGCAGAAATGTCTGAAGATGACTTAGAGAAAATTATGATGTCGCGTATGTAAAACAACAGGAGAATATATGAGCGAAGAAAGCAACACGGTAGTAGGAGAAGCTGCGGAACCTACCACTGCTACAGAAACCGCTAACACAACAGAACCAACATTAACTGATATAGATGCTATCGAAGATCGATCGAAAGCATTTACAAAAGATAATGATGGTAAGTCCAGAGAAAGTCGTATTGCTGATGCAGTAAATCAGGCCAAACTGGAACAAATGAAGATAGCACAAAACGCTTCCTTAGAAGAGTTAAGTGATTTATCTTTACCGGAAGGTAAAGGTGTCGATTTTAAATCTGTTGTCGATGCATTACCTGATGATGCCAAAACATTATTAGGCAACTTGCGTGCTGATTATACCAGAAAAACACAAGAGTTGGCAGAACAAAGAAAAGCCTTGCAGGCACAGTTTGAGTCGTTAAATGATTCAGGCGTTTATGAGAAAGCAAAAGCATTGGCAGATGCAGATCCAGTTGAATTAGATCCTTATGATACTAAATCATTTGAATCACGCATTGAGCAAGAAGTGGCTAAGCGAATGGAACAACTACTTCAGCCGATACAAGAACAGCAAGAAATGCAAGTTCGACAAATGAAGTTAGATAAATTTAAGTCTGAACACCCAGATTTAGAAGAAATGAAAGTTGATGTGGCCAAAGCGCTGCAATCAAATCATAACTTATCTTTAGAAGATGCGTATTATATTGTCAAGGGACGAAAAAACACGGATAGATTGCAAACCTTAGAAGAAGAAAACCGAAATCGTAAGATTCAAATGCAACAAGCAGGTTTAAAAATAGGAACGCCTCGTGACTTCAGCCCTAACCGACCACCCGCACATCTTAAACGAGGCAGTGAAATATATGACTGGTTAAAAAGAAATGCAGGAAAATAGGAAAAATATAATGCATAACCTGAACGGCCCTCTTATGTATTCGAAGAGGATAACCTTTGGCTTCCGTAAGGAATACCCGATTGTTAATGAATGCAAAATAAACAATAACTATACAATATGTGTAAAACAATATGCCGGAGGAAATAATGGCTATATCAAATGATATTCTATCGACCACCCTCCGTATTCTTTTAGATGAAGAAGTAGATAACCTTTTCAAGGCTACTCCTCTTTTAAATGAAATGCGTAAGAGTGGCGGTATAGAAACTTATGACGGTGGGCAAAAACTTAATATCCCACTTATCTTAGCTGAACATTCACAAATAACTCAGCTTTCAAACGGGTATGAACCTGTTAATCTCGCAGTAAAAGATGCTTTACGACAAGCAGAATATAACTGGTGCGACTTTGTTGCTCCTGTTGTTATCACCAAAAAGGAAGAATTATCTAACCGTGGTGAGCGCGCAATCGTAAATATTGCTGAAGCAAGAATGAAATCTGTAATGGGTATGCTTCAACGAGAAGTTGAAAAGCAAATCGTTGCTGATGATTCATCTATTCTTTCAGAACTACAAACACTTAAAGCGACAGCTACTCGTGGAAACGGTGGATTCTTATCGAATACGCAAGGTGGAGAAGTTGGTGGAATCAGTACTGCAACTTTCACTACTTACAACAATCAATATAAATCAAATGCTGCAGCTGTATCTATTCCAGATATGGTCGATCTTTATATTCAATGTCAAGCTGCTACACCTGGTGGAGGATCTCCAAATGTTATCCTTTCATCTGCAACAGCTTATCAAAAGTATAAAGAACTACTTTTTGCTAATGAAAGATTTATGGCAGAAGACAGCCTTGATGGTGGTCGTCTCTCATTAATGTTCCACGGTGCAAGAATGTATTACGATCCGTTCATGGACAATCAAACAGATGCAAATGCAAAAGAAATCTTTATGTATTTCTTAAACACAGACCACCTAAAGCTTGGGTTTGACTCATCAGCACAGTTTGAAATGGAAGACTTCGAATCTATCTCCGGATATGCTTCAAGAAGCGCTAACATTTTCACTCGTATGCAGATGTATGTTGATCACCTTGGCGCTCACGGTCTTTACAGTTCAAACTAATAGGGGGATAACATGGCTACAAATACAATACTACAATACTTAGATCAATCTAACGCTGACGGTGAAGACTACGGCATTACCGGATCCAATCGAAGACAAACAGAAACTTATCTTGCAGGTGCAACTATTGCAATCGGCGATTTGGTTGCTTTTGACTTCTCAACTTCTGGTGGAGAATCTGAAGGGGATATTGCCGTCACGGTAATCCCTGCTATTTCAAGTTCTACTGACAGCATTTGCGTGGTTGGATTCGCTCAAACAGCTGCTGGTGCAGGTGAGAGAGTGGATGTCACGGTTGCTGGCGTTCATTCGCTAGCTAAATGCAAATCAAATGTTGCTAAAGGGGATAGATTAACTATTTCTGCAGTCTCAGCTGAAGCAGATGCTTATGTGAATACAGACACTGTGCCAATCGTTGGATATGCACTGACAGACTTTGTTGCTGACAGTGCTGCTGGGATTCCACAGACTGGCGTAATGGTAATCAAGCAGTTTTAATCTAATATATAACTTAGATTGATTAATTCGTGGGCCCGCCTGGCAACGGGCGTGGCCCATTTTTTATGAGGACAACATGAACTTAAAAGAAATAAGAGAGATGGTTGCTTCGTTAGTTGATTATGATCCTGATGTAAGAGCATATCGACAAGAAGTGAATAGAATTTTGAATGAAACATACAGAAACTGGTTTGTAAGTCGTCCTTATGAGTTTGCACAAAAAACTGTTGATGTCTATTCAATGCCAGATGGCACAATACCAGATGCAACTATTACATCAAACGCAACAGAAATAAGAAACTGGGTTCAAGCCAGTGCATTAGATGCTACAGATTCAGCAGAAGTTGGCTTTGTAGATAAATTTAGAAACTCCCATGAAGGAAGCATTGTTATTTTAACAGATGCTGCAACAGCCACAAATAACGGCACCTTTATTATAGATAAAATAGACTTTGGCTTAAACAGAGTATTTTTATCCAAACTAAGCTCTACACCTCAGGTTGATTGGGATTCAGCCACATTAGATGCAATAGTAGGCTCAGTAAATGAAAGATTTATAACACTACCTGCAGATTGCACAGACATATTGCAACTTGGTATTAGAAACTTAGAAGAAGCAGGTAGCACAACAAACTCGTTAGGTATGATTTATAACCTAACAAGACGAAGAGACCAAGAGTTAAACTTAAGATACGATCTAACAGGAACACCTACAGAATTCGTTGTTTATGATGGATACCCAGAACACACAATCGACATAGACCAATTTACACCGCGTGCTGGTAAAGATTTTACTGTTGATTCGGTTGCTAACTCTCCAGCATGGCCAGCAGGCACTTATGAATTTAAAATGTCATATGTATGGAGAGGTGTAGAATCACAACTATCAGATCCATTTGAACTTAAAACTACAGGCACACAGATTCCACGCTTTAACACACTTGACACAACCAAACAAGGTTTTGCAGGTTTAAGAAAGAAGTTTTATGTCCGCTTAAAAGAAATAACAGGTACTGATACACTACCACATGAAGAAGATTTCTTTAGAGATCTGTCAAGTGGCTTAACAAAAGCATCACCAAATACAGGCGCATCACAATATAACTTCTTCTTAATAGATGATGATGAAACACAAGTTAGCTGGAATCAAGGCAATAACTTAGAAATAAGCACTATCTCAGATCTTTTTAGATTTGCAAGAGAAAGTGTTAATATTGGTTATCGTAAAAGAATTAGACTCTATCCTCGCCCTGCTGTATCTATACCTTTAGAGATACGATATATTTACACACCTCGCTTATTGGAAGACGACTTTGACAGACCTGCATGTCCTGATGACACGCATAGATACTTAGCTTATCAAACTTGTGCTGATTTATTTATCAAGCATGATAATCCAGAAATGGCAACTTATTACCAAAAGAAAGCAGACAAAGAACTATTAAAGATCGATAACAAGTATTTAACACAAAGATCTGCACTTTATATAAAAGACAGCTACATTTCTGGTCCGTTAAGAGTTAAGCCTTTCCAAAGATTAACCAGACTACCGGATGCATAATGAAAACACCAGGCAAATTTGAAGTAAAACCTTTTGTAGGTATAGACGAACGCATACCTGCTGCACCAAACTCTACTATACTAATGGAGAACATGACATATGATGCTCATACGAAGACCTGGAATAACTTCCTGGGCTTTGAAGAGTTTTTCCATAAAACTAATAGGCCTTACACTTCAGCAACCAACACAATCTATTCTGATGACTCTGTCGATAGCATCTACTGTTATCAACGACATAACTCATCACAACAATGGTTTTTGTTTGAGCAAGGTGGATCACTTAAGTATTTAGTGCCTGCAGCAGGACAAGCAAACAATCAAGTTGCACAAACTTTAGATGGTAATAGACATATACCTACACGCAATGAAGCCCATACAAACTACACACCTTATGGTAGATATTGTGTTATTACAAACGGTGTAGATGGACCACTAAAATACAGAGGTGGTGATCGACTCTTTCCATTAGGTTGGGACAGAAGACCAGGCGCACCAGATGCAATAAATCCAGGTGTATTTACTGGTGGTGAAGATAATCCTCAGGCATACATAGAAGCAAGTGGTGATTTTGAATTAGGACAAGATGAGTTAGGTGGAAACATTGTTCTACAATCCTCAGTTTATGAAGGTGTAGGTTTTCTTACAGGATCTGATGGACAAAATAGATATCGATATAAATGCTCTTTTGTTAATGAAGCAGGATCTGAATCACCTATCTCAGAAGCAACACCAGTTTTAAGATGGACAACAGCTGATATTACAAAAGGCACAAATGAATATGCAAACCGTGCTGTTGTGGCAATGGAAATACCTAAAGGTCCTACAGGCACTATAGCCAGAAGAATGTATAGAACCGCCAATGATGGAACTGACTTCTTTTTCTTAGATCTGGTTGCCAACAATACAGACGATATTTATGTAGATTATAAACCAGATACACAACTTGGAGCATTAGCACCTAACGATTCAGACTCTATTATCTTTCCAGCTGCCGGAGGCCGATTCACAGCCACATTTAAGAACACGCTGTTTATCGATGGAGGCATTTCAGATGGTTCAAGGTTATATTATTCAAATCCACTACAACCGGACACCTTCAGGGATTCTGCGTTCTTTGAGGTAGGCACAAGAGAAGGTGGTGATATTACAGGTTTTGAAGTTTATTATAACGCACTGTTAGTATTTAGAGAACAAGCCATCGACCTGGTAAGAGGAGATCCCCTAAATGGGTTCGAACTGGTTCCATTTATTACCGGTATTGGAACTAAATCACCACACTGTATTATCAATGTGCCAACAAAAGGTATTATGTTTCTTGGACAAGATGGTGTATATAGAATCTTTGGTGGTTTAGATGGTGGTGCCGATTTAGGCATAGAAAAAGTAAGTGATCCTATTCAGCAATATATTGAAAGATTATCGTTGGACAGGCTGCCTTCTGCTGTTGGTATATACTCAGCAAAATGGAGAGAAGTGCATTACTACTGCTCTTTGGATGATGGATATCGCTTAGACACAGGTTTGGTTTATCATTTAGATAGCGACTCTTGGAGCACAAGAACAAACAGAGAATGGTCAATAAACTGTATTACAACTGATAAAGATGCAAACCTAATTTATGGTTATTGGCGGACTTATGATAATGATACTCGTGCTAATAGAGGTATATATGTTATTAGTAGATTTAAAAAGACAGGAACAGTATCACAAGGATCTGGTGAAGAAAAAGTATATTTAAATGGACAACCAGTTGTGTCAAAGATTAGAACACAGTGGTTAGATTTAGGTTATCCGTTTATTAAAAAGCATATCAAGTATGTTTATTTGTATTGCTTGACAACAGGTAATGGAAAACCTTTAGTTAAGTTTTATAAAGATAGGCAATGGGAAAACGGCGTAACGACATCATTCCCAATCATGCAAAGACCAGATCATGCTTTTCAGCCTGTATATACACCGGTTGATGATGGATTAGAAGATAGTGAAGCAGTATGGGATACAGCAGTATGGCAAGATAAGTTGCTAACACAAATACGCTTACCTGTAGATTTAAAAGCAGTGTCAGAGTTTGCATTAGAAATAGAAACTACAGAGCCTTTAATCATTATGGGTTATACGGTAGAATTTACATCGAAAGGTATGCAAACAATACGAGGGAGAGAGAAATGAGTTATCGCTGGCGTTATAATAATATTACTGGATCGATGATTACAAGTGCCAGAGAATATGACAAGAACTACAGTCAGCATGTGTCTATAATAAATGGCGGTATGGATAGAGATAATCTACCGGTCAATAGTATTACGCATGATGACTTTGAAGATAAGTCTGTTGGTCGATGGGGAATGATAAATAACATAAATGCTACTGATGATTGGACTGTAAGTACTGATACTAACTTTGCAGGTGGCGCAAGAAACCCAAGAGGTAATAGTTTTAGCGGTTTGAAATATGAAGCAGAACCTATTGAAGGCGGTGGGTTTTGGTTTCCTATAGGCAATGCTTTAAATATGCCTTGTGAGGAAGGTATGGCCACTATAAGATTTCATATCAATAGCTTTGTGCCTAAATACTTTCATTACTATGTAAAGGGCACAACAACAAGAGTAGCAAGAAAAAGCAGACAGTTTAAAATAGAAGTAGATGGTGTTGAAGTAAGTAGAACAAGTGAAATATTTCCTGTATTCCATACAACTCAGATGATGTGTCAAGTGCCAATAAGTAAAGGTAATCATGAAATCAGAGTATATTGTAAGGTGCCTTCACAAAGAGAAGATACAAGTGGAACAGTTGTGCTGAACTACTTTGGTGGCCAACTATCAGTGCATAATAGGAGCAGATAATGAGTGAAGTAAATCTTGTCAAATTTTATCCAGCAAATGGAACAACAGACGCAGCAGAAGCAAATGCCAACAATGGAGCAATCAATGGATCAACCGGTCGCATAGATGCACAAAATACCAGATTAGAAGGTATTGACATGGTAAATCTAAGTGGTAATCCACATATTCTTTATGTTGATCGTCAAGATAACCAAGCTTTTGCACCCTTAGCAACAGCACCTTCCACATACAATGGCTGGATATATAATGCATTTACTATCACCGGATCACCTTCAGGACAACATTTTAGTTTAACAGGTTCTGCAAGTGCTGTTATGGAATATCCTATCAATCATGATAATACTTTTGCAATCAATACAGCTGTTAATAAAGGCACTAAAATGCAAGTTAATGGAACGACTGGTATTAGATTAAAACAACATCAACAGATACAGATGCAATGGAATGTAAATGTATGGGATATATTGCACAATGGTAATGTAGCACGAACATCACCAGCAAGTTATATGTCAGTTTTAGTAGATAATGCCACTGCAGGTATTGGAGTAGGTGAATATTATTATTTTATATATCCAAAGTTTAACACAGTCAGTAGCAACCTAAACAATAATGAATTTAAATCTGCTGACAATGCAGGTTTTTATTCTGGCGATGTTGATGATGACTACTTTGCACCAGAAGATTTAACCAATGGTAACTCAGATATTCAGTTTGCTTTTTCTGCAAGAAGATTTGATCACTGTTCTATAGTTCCTATGCATTTAGTCACATCAACAGAAACAGCATCTGGTGGTGGTAGATTTGCTACATATCAAACATATGATTTTAGCACACAAGATTATCAATCAGCAGGTGGCCCACATAATATTTGTGGCCAACATACCTTTGAAGTAAATGTTGCAGATGGTGGTGGTAAAACACTGTATGGTGTGCAAATGTTTATTAGCGGACCATGGCGTTTAAATGCAGATGGATGCTTTTTAGAATCTCAAATAACAGATCCTACTGCAACACCTGCACAAAACGGTGTTGATGTAAGTATAGTATTAGAAAGATCAGCAGTAGAGTTAGAAATAATAACACCTGCCTCAGGCAGAAGGAGCATATAATGGCATATACAGCACCAAATAGCTTTTCTGTAGGTGCAAAAATAGTTGCATCTGCAGTAGAACAAAACATTGATGTTCTTCAGTCTTATGTTAATGGTGGCGTTTCCTCTGTAGATATTGACACCTCAGCACTTAACAATCCATTTGGCTTGCGACATGTAATGAAAGGTGAATACTTTGCACTAAACAACAGATATGAGTTTGCAACAGGACCAGTGCAAGGCACATTAGGTAGCAATCAAGCAGCTGGACATAGTGCTAATATTCTGGGAAACACTACAGGGCAGCAGGTAAGTGCTTCAGGCACAGGTATTGATTTCTACTTAGAAGAAGATGCAGATGTCTTTGTGCATATAACAGCGTATCCCAGACAATATAATGGTGGAAATAGTGCTGAGGTTGGTTTAGCAGGTAGAACAACCACATTTACTCTTAAGAGGACTGGTGATCCAGTTTTAAAGAAAACAACACAAGGTGTAAATTTTACTGAGTCTGAGTTTGGTGTAAGTTCGACTGCGTCTAATGATGGTGGTATATACGCACTGGAAAGACGACGACCTTATTACGCAATGCATCAAGAGTTCTTGACTGCTGGTGAGTATAGTTATAGTTTAAGAATAGGAAGTAATGAAAGAACAGTTCCAATTCATTACTATCAAATCAACATTTATGCATACTACAGAGACACAACTTCGTAGGAAAAATTTTAAGCAATACATAGGAGGTAGCACATATGGAACCGATAACAACAGGACTTCTGCTTGCCGGAGGCGCACAACTATTAGCAGGTGTAGGTAAAGCAGCAGGACAATACATGTCCAACAGGCCTCTTGAATCTCAAGTAGAACGCATTGAAGAACTAAAGAGACTACAAGAAGCTAATGCACTTGGTTTAACTGGAGCTGAACAATCAGCATATATGGCATCTTTCGTAGATCCTCAGCGCGCCATTGCAGCACAACAAATGCAGCAAAGTCAAGCATTGCAAGCAGCAATGGGAGACAGTGGTGAGCAACTAAGAAGATTAAGAACAAACGAAGAACAAGCACAACGAGCCGTTGCTGATGCAAATCGTCAGGTTGAGATGGTAAATCTGCAACAAGCACAGCTACAAGAAACAGAACTTCGTGCGCTACAAAGAGATGAAGATATTAGAGAACAGAATAGACAAGCTGCTTTAGTAGGTGGTGGTATTCAAGCAACCGGTCAAGCATTGCAAATGGGAAGTCAGGCTGTTGCACAACAAGAACTAATATCAAGAGGTGCAATGGATCCAGCAGCACAACAGTTAGGTCAAATTAGTGGATATGCCAATCCTTATGGATACAACTATAATCCTTACATGCAGCAAAACCAAATGCGAGGTGGCAATCCATTTATGATGAACCCTAATCTCTACAATACATACATGGGAACACCTGGTGGAGGACAATAATGGCAGAACCAACGACAACCGGTGAGTTATATTACAACTCATATTTGCAAACTCATGCACAAAGAATCGCTCTTGCTCAGCAAATGGCGGGTGCTGAACAAGCAAATGCACTAATATTAGCAAAGCTTTATGAAAAAGAACTGGCAAATATTAACAATAACATTGCAAAGCTACAAAATGCAAAATCAAATAAAGATTTTGACAGATATTTGAGTCTATTACAGTTAGAAAATAGCACAGAAAATGCAGCATTTACCAGAACATTAACAGCACAAAGAAATGTAGATCAGCGTTTTGATACTACACCTTATGAAGCTAATATTATGCAACAGTCAGAGTCATTTGCATCTAATATTTCAGGTGCCACATCAGCTAATGCAGCTGCTGGAAGAATGTTAAGACAAATTAGCCCTCAAGTAAAAGGCTCTGATACAGCACATGCACTGGCAACCTTAACATACAACAATATGAAAGCTGCTGCTGCCAGAAAAGGTAGCGGTGCATTAGCAAAATTCAACTCAGATACTAAACTAAAAGGCCAAGTTGCAACACACTTTGGTGTTAATGAAGGTGATATTGACACACTTGCTGCTTATAAAGAAAAGAAAAGAGTTCAAGCACTGAATGAAGCAGGTGGTCCAACTGTTTCGAGAAAACAAATGCAATCAGCTGCTAAGCTGGCAGGATTAGATTACGATACTGAAACAGGTAAAGTTATACTTCCTGAAGGTATGACTCAAGCTCAAGCTGATGAACGATTATCTAAAGCAGGTTCTGCTGTAAATCCTCTTGAACAGCAAAGAGCAGCTGCAGAAGCAGGATTAAGACAACAAGCAGCTATAGCAGGACGAACACCTGAAGATACAATGATGAGAGCCAGACAAATTTACAGCACAGAGTTTTCACCACAAACAAGAGAACAAAGACGATCAGCAGGTATGGATCAAGTATATCAATCTTTACCACCAGAAATGCAACTAATATCTCAAGGATATGCAATGGTTGCACCCAGTCAAGTTAAGTTTATGACACAAAGTCGTAAAAACATACCAGGTGAGCAAGGATCTTTGGAAAGAGAAGAACGAGAACTGGCTTATGACTTGTTTTATGCTGCACAAAAAGCCAAAAAGGCTGGCAAACCTATAGATTTTAAGATACACGAGAAGGCCGCAGAAGTATTTTCAGAAGATAGGTTTAGAAATACTGGTTTAAGTGATGAAGCAGCCTCAGAAGCAGCTTTAGAGGCTCAGAAAAGAGTATTAGGTTATATCATGAGAGGCGAACAAGCAATAGCAAATCCGCTTACATCTACAAGAAACAAATTAAGAATCGCGATGGACTCAAGAGCTCTAAGAAAAGATCAAGAAAGAATCAAGAAAGATATTGAAGCACAACAAAAGGCGGTTTCAGATCGAGAAGCATTGTTGATTAAATCACAAGAGAGAAGAAACGAGTTGGTATCAGCAGATATTATTCCAAAACCACCCGATAGTGAGGTTCCGCCAGGAACTAAAGAAGAGTTGGCAGCCTTACAACCTAAAATCATGACACTGGCAGAGGAAATATCGCCACCAGGTGCAGATGGTTTATATCCTGCAATCAATACAGAAAATGCTGATCAAATAATCATGGAAGCAATACAAGCCTCAAAAGATGAAAAAGAAAGAATGCAAATAGAAGCTTATGGCTTCGCTTTTAAAGATGAAGAAGAAAGAATGAAAATAGAAGCTTTGGTTTCTGAAGAAGAAGTTGAAGAAGTAGCTCCAGCACCAGTAGCAGCAGAAACAGCAGGTGGTGAAACACCACAGATAGTATTTGGCCAGACTTATTACAAGGGCGGTAAAGACTCAGGCTTTGGATACAAGTTTATTGATGCTGATACAGTTCAGTTTGTATTTACAGATGGAAGCGTCAAAAAGCAAAAGTTTGGTAAAGGCTCAGCTCAGCATGATCAAGCTTTAGAATACTTTAATGCCACGGGAAAATAAATGCCACCAGAACTGAATTTATTAACATTACCTGAACAAGAAGAATACCAACGCTTAATGACTGAGTTTGGTGAAGCTGCTGCTATTCAGTATTATGATACTAAAATGTTGGATCGACAAATTCAAAATGAGTCGCGACAGTTATTAGAACAACAAGCCAAAGAGCAAAGAGCAGAGTTAGAAGGCACAGATCCTGTTGCACCACCACCACCCACTATGGAGCTCACAGATCTTCAAAAAGAAATGTTTAAAAAGTCTGTTGCTAACTTACAACAACGCACACAAAGAGCAGAACCTACATTTCCTGGTATAAATCTATATTTTACAGAAGAAGAAATGGTAGATGAGGTTTATAAAGATATAGAAGAAGAAGAAAAGAAGATAGAGTCAGCAAAAAACTATGAAGCACTGATGGGTTTTAAGCCACCTGGTGCATTAGAACTACAAGAAGCCAGAAAAAATAGAGACGCTGCTGAATTAAGATCTTATGAAAAATATAAAAACGAACAAATCATAACACCTACACTCAGAAAAGGTGTGCCTGAATCTGAAAGTGTGATGGTTCGCAATGAACGACGACCTACATTAAACGACTTGGAACTACGAAGATCGAAAACAAGACAAAGCATAGCACAACAACAAGAGTTTGAAGGCTTTCCTACACAGGCACAAGTTAAAGAGCAAGCACTGGCACAGCTTATAAAAGACTTTCCAAACACAGATACAGCTGCTTTGGAACAACAAGCTGATGCAGTAGCCAGACAAGCAGACACAGCAGAAAAAAGAGCCAGATTACGAATGGATTCTTATACCGGTCCAGGTAGAGCAAGACAAGCCGGCGATCCATTCAATATGCCACCAACACCACTTACATTTAGAACACCAGGACAAGATTTTGTAGGTGGTAGATTACAAAGAGATCCAGAATCTATTAGAGATATGGGTGTTGGTGAAGCCATGTTTGAAGCGCTAAAACCTCAGACATTAGTTTCACGCGAAGAGATGCAACAAAAAGATGCACAAGATCGATCAAGGATAGCCAACTATAACTTTGCGCTGTATAGTGATGATTATTATGCACTACCTAAAGAACAAAGAGATACATATCCTATCGCTAAGAAGCTATTTTTATCACAGTTAGAATCAGAAAAGCAACAAATTAGAGATGATGTATTAAGCACAAACATTAATGCAATCAGGCATCCTAACTTTCAGAACTATATCGATACAAAAGCAGTAGAAAATGTAAGAACTGAGATTCGTGATGTTTTAAGTATGGAGCCACGACACTATTACGATAGAGATAAGTTGTTATCAGAACCAGAGTTTTCACTACCTAGTGAAGATTTGATTGCACAGGTAAAAGAATTTGCTATGACATCTGTGTTGCCAGTAGTCCAAGATGCAACAACAGAAGAAAAGTTTGGTGAGCTTACAGAATCTATGGGTATGACAATCATTCGTGATATTGGATTACCTTTTAGAATGATTAACAACCCATTAGAAGAAGGATTAGAAGCGGTAATAGGTGAGCCAAAGAATTCTACAAAAGGACAGCTTTATGATGCAGCTTCTATTGATTTAACAGAAGAAGCAGAAGGCTACTTTCCTATTGATGCTTATTTAAAAGAAGTTGCATTAGAAACAGCAACCGGTTATACAATGGGTAATGCTTTCGCTAAATACGGACAAGCACCTTCAACAGATCCATCACGACCAGACATTGGATTAGATCAACAAGACCAAAACTTTTTGATAGGAACAGCAGCAGAAATATTTATACCTTACGGCACACTATTAAAAGTGCCAGGTTATATTGCTAAATCAGGTTATGGTGTAGCAGGTAAAGCTATTGGAGCAGCTGCTGATATATCTTCACTTAAAGGTGCTGTTAAAGGAACTGCTGCAGCAGATGTATTAAGACCACCCAGAATGCTTGAATCGACATTTAGCACAAACACTTATTTAGCTGAAAAAGCCGCTGACAATATTGTCGCTGTAGAAGCTGCAAAAGATATTGCAAGAGCAAGAGTAAGAAGAGCTAAGGGGTTTGAAAGAGGCGATCAAGTAAGAGCAGAAGCAACGCAAGTAGCTGAAACGGCTGTTCCTAAAGCTAATAGATCAGCACTAATAAAAGCACAGCAACGAACTGCAAAACAAATCGATAGATCACTTCCGTATTTGAGTGAGCCTGATAAAGCAGTATTAATCGATAACTTAGGTAATAAAGTTTCTTATACACAGCAAGAATATACAAAAGTATTTCCTAAGTTTTCTAAAAGATTGCAAGACGATATAACTGATATACATAAAGTAAATTTAGAAGAAGTTCGTAAAGCTGACTTAACACCACAAGAAGTAGGTCAAAGTGTTTATGATGACTTTTTATCAGCACGGTTTGCGGATGAGCCATTAGAAATAAGAGCTAAAGCTTCTACACCAGACGATGAGATAAGAGCTTTAGATCAAATGAATGGTCGTCAATACCAAATGACACAAGATCTATTAGATAAAGCTGATGGATTATCACCAGATGGTTTAGCTCGTTTTGCTGATGATATGGATGGTGTCATACAAAAGATGGCAACAAAAGACGATGTGTATGGAGATATGGCGCGCATTGTTTTAAGAGAAGGTGGATTAAGATACGGTAGAGCAGATAATACAATAGCACCACTTAGCGCTTTACCAGGTGTAGCTGCTGATGCTAAAGCACCAATAAAAGCATCAGGTGTCATAAGACCTGCAGAATCTGCTGCTTCATATGAACAGTTAGTAGAAGCAGGTGCTGAAAGACTTGCACGCTTTAACTTGGATAAATATACAGCACTTACAGATCGCATAAGTGTTTCAACAAAGTGGATGAAGAAGAATCAAAAAGATTTATTAGATCGACATCAAACTATAAAAAGAGTTTATGGTGGCGTCGATGGTAAATATGAAGATTATTTTAAAGGTGTATCTAATAAAACACTCAGACGCGATGTTAAGCTACAAACAATCATCGAGAAAACAGACAATAACTTAGCACTTACAGCTGCTGAAGAAATGTATTTAGATGCAAGAATCTTAGAGATGGAAGCATTACAAGTAGGTGCAAATAATCGTGCAGATCTTTTCTTTAATAGTGGTGTTATTGGTGAAAAGATAGCAAAAGCTCCAGAACTTAGATTAAAAGACTTTCAACCAGGTGTTGTTGCTGGTTCTATTGCTACACTGGCTGGTGATCTTGGTTCTGGTGCAATGATAGGTTTGGTTGCTACTCGTAATGGTCGCCAAACTATAGCTGAATTAGGAAGATTAGGACTTAATGCTTTTGGTATTAGACGATCACCTGCTCAGTTAATCAACAAAGCGAAAGAAGTTGTTGGTCAAACATATGTTGGTCGTGCATTTAATATAACAGAAGCACCGGTTTATGCTGTCACATTTGAACAACAACAAATGCGTCAAGCAGTAATAGCAGCAAAAGGTGAAGTAGAAAGAATCGAACAAGTTATAACACCTACTGTTAGAGGCTATATTAAATGGGCATCAGAAAACCCAGGTGTAGGCAACATACAAGAAAGAGGATTGTTTCAAATGATGGTGCAAAGCCAGAAAAGCGATCCAAGCGGTATTACATTAGGTATTCTTCCAGACACAGAGTTGGCCATAGGAGCAGCTCAACTACAAGATTTAGGTCGTATTACCTTTGGTGCATTAGAAGCACAGGATGCAGCTGCCTTGGCTGATTTAGCGATATCTTTAAAGTTTGTTGATGAAGTAGGTGAAGTAGCAATCAAGTCTGTTGATGATTACAAAACAGTTATGGCTACATTCTTAGCACAAAACAGAAGATATGCAGATACAACAGCAACTGTTGCAATGGGAAGAAATGTGTCAGTGCCAGAAGATTTAGTGAAGGCTGGATTACCTGCTAGTATTAACACAGGTATTGATTTTGAAGGCACATTTATTGTAGCTGCAGCAAATGGTATGGCAAGACGACGCATTGAAAGAGTCATATCAGAAAAGGTTGCAAGAAGTAGTATTCGTGTAGAATCTAAGAAAGAAGCTGACCTAATTCTTCGAACTGCTATTAACAGAATTCAAGATCCAATAACATACAATCCATATCTTGCAACAAGAGAAGAGTTTAGTGCGCTAATGAAATCCTCAGGCTATACTAATGATGAAGTAGCAAAAACTGTTAGATATATTTATGGTGAGAAAGACCAGCTGCAGCTGCCAGGTATAGGAAGAGCAACTGGAAGGGCTGGTGTTGAAGATAGACTTCGTGCTTTTTATGGTCGTAGAGATTCTGACTTATACAATCAAGTTCGTGCTGCTGGTTTAGGTAATGCTGAAGATCCTGTTGTATTTGCGCAACAAATAGGTTTGACACAAGAAACACTATTCAATGAACAGTTTATTGGTATTGTGGGTGCAAATACAAGAGCAGAACTAAACGAACTCAAAACAATGTTAGGCGATCCTAAATCATTAGGTCAGCTGGCCAGAGGGTTTGAACAGCTATCGAGACCAGAAAACCAAAATGCATTAAATTCAGTTATGAATATATTAGGTTTAACATTAGGTGATATTCGTCGATCATTTGTTTCAGGCCAACTTGGTGGTAAGTATCTACCAAACTTTCGTTATCAAATGGAAAACATTGCATCTGCACCTGCTATAGCAGCTATAACACTTGATAATGCAAATGCATCGAAGTTTTCCTTAAACAGATTAGCTAACCCGACCGGTGCAAGATATTTTAGAAAGATGGTGCAAACCGCACCTGATGAAATCATACCTGGTTCTCTTAATATAACTTATCGACAAGCTTATGAATCACTTAATAGAGTAAGTATTGGATCATCAAACTCTGCATTACAACTAAGTGATGTGCTGTTGGCCGATATAAAAGCTATTGCAAGAGCAGATGCTGCCAAATTAGGTGGCCAAAATGCTAAAAGTATAATGTATGCAGCTGATGACTTAATAGCATCACAGGCTGGATTTAGAGCTAAGAAGAGTTCGCCACATATGAAGTTTGCAATGGATACAGACTTTTACTTTCGTGAAGCAATGTATTTTGACCAGCTAAAACAAGGTAAAACTGTTGAACAAGCTGCTGATATTGCAAAGAATGCATTCTTAGATTATGGTGCATTACCACCGATTGCAAAGCAAGCTGGTGCTCGTGGTTTGCTTTACTTATCATTTATGTATAGAACATCTGCTGAAACAGTGAAAGCTCTATTTAAACCTAATGCTATAACACGCTTAGGTAAGTTAAGTCAAATGCAAAGATCAGCTGCTCGTTATTATGGTGCTTATGAATATGTAGGTGATAGAACATTACAATCGTTCTTCTTGACAAAATCAGATCCTGACAGCGACTATGTTGATACATACTTCCGTAATCCTTGGACATCAAACATGATGATGTATTCACAAGCTATTGGATTCGGTATGAATGTGTATGAAAACGATCCAGAAACAACCGTAACGACCTCAGTAGATGCTGCAATGGATTTCTTTTATCTACCTGTTTTAGATGTAATAAGAGATTTAGATCCGGACTATAAAAAAGGTGTGCCACCAAAAACAGTCTATCAAATTCTACAAGCACAACACATGGCAGGTAATATTGATGCACCTTTTATGACTGATGTAGGTCAAGCTCTATCAGGACAAGCTGGATTGCCTGGTGAAAACATAGCGCTAAGATCGATGGGGTTAGGAAGGCCTGATACAGAATCACCTGCAGAATATTATGTTGATCGCTATGACTTAGAAGTGCGACCTATCGGATCACAGGTTCCTGGTTCTGCCAAATTCTCAGACTTTCAATATCGATTTGCTTCTAAATCGGGTTATAATAACTTCAGGTTAGATGCTCTGTTAATGGCAACATTAGGCGCACAAAGAATGGGGCAAGATGCAACAGCAGCATTGATCGCAGGTGGTGTGGTTCCGCCAGGATCTGAGTTTGGATACTTAGAAAACGGCACACCAGCATTATATTTATTTGGTAGGCAGTCTCCAGTTAGAGTGCCAAAAGAATGGGAAGTAAGAGACAGACAAATTAGACAGGCAGCAAGCAAACTTAAAGAAATGGAGAAGAGCTATGGCTACAAAGCTGAATAAAAAGAAGATGAAATGCAACAAGCCTCGTAAATCACCAAATCCAAAGAAGAAAAAGGTGGTTAAGGCCTGTGAAGGTGGTAAAGAAAAAATCATACATTATGGTGCAACAGGTTATGGACATAACTACAGCAAGGGTGCTCGTAAATCATTTAGAGCCAGACATGGTTGTGATAAGAAGAAATCAAAACTAACAGCATCATATTGGGCTTGTCGCGACTTGTGGTCAGCAGGTGGCAAAAAGAAAACAACAGGCACAAAAGGCGGCGTAGCACGCAAGAGGAGAAAATAATGCCAAAGCATATAGTCCCAGCCAAGCCAAAGAAACCGATTCCAAAACGGCCTCCAGCCAGGAAGCCAAAAATTCATCCTCATTGTGAGGAACATAACGACTGTAGGAGGTCATCATGCCAAAAGTAGGTGGAAAAAAATATGCTTATACCAAGAAGGGAAAAGCAGCAGCAAAGAAAGCAGCAGACAGATTGAAGAAGAAGAAAGCAGCTAAGAAGAAGAAAAGCACAAAAAGAAAGGCTAAAAAGTGAAAAAGAAAACAAAGGTAAAGGCTTTACCGAAACAGTATGCAGCACCAAAAGGGTCAGCTCGTGCAAGAAAGCTGGCTCGTGCTGCTAAACTTTACAAATCAGGAAACAAACAAGCAGCATTTAAGATGCGAGAAGAAATGGAGGAGAAAGTCCGTGCCAAAAGCAAAAGCAAAAAAACGAAAGGGAAGCGTAATGGGAACCTTAAGAAAAAAAGCCGCAAAAAGTAAAAAATTTACGGCATCACAGCTTAAGAAAAGTTATGATAAAGGTTTAGCAGCATATGCATCTTCAGGATCACGCAAAGGAATGTCATCCCATCAGTGGGCAATGGCTCGTGTTAATTCTGTTTTGCGAGGCGGCAAAGCCCGTGCAATCGACTTTCCATCTAAATCAAAGAAGAAATCAACAAAGAAAAAAACAGGTTATAAGAGGAAGAAGTAATGGAAAAGATTATTAACTGGATTAACGAGAATAAACTTAGTGTAGCTTTTATAGGTGGTGCCTTGGTAATAGGTAGCCAATGGGGAACATGCACTCTACAACCAACAGGAGGCGACGATGCCATTCAAGAAATACAGCCCGAAGCAGAAGAAGTTAGCGAGGATAACTGAACCGCGCAACAAGATAACTAAATCCGACCTGGATGCTGTTAGGAAAAAAAAGATGCCTAAGGTGAAGCCAGAAAAGGCGAAAGAAAAAGCAATAAAATACTTAAAAAAGAAGAGGAAGAAGTAATGCCAATACAAAAACATGCAAGAACTACAACAACCATAACTTGGGCAGATGGGATTAATAACAATGCTGTATGGGATAATACTTGGGTAATAGCTGAAAATGCACAAATAGCCGTTTCAGATCTTAACATACCATTTAACACCGGTGCAGATTGTCCCTTAACTATTGAAGAAATACTTTTTGTTGGAACAGGAACAGTACCTGCTAAAGCTGATAAAGAAGAAGTTCAAATTCTAATAGCAAAAGATGCAGCATTTACTGATATCGTGCATTTTGGAACTGGCCTTTATTCAGATGCTAAGTTTGATACAACAAAATGTATTGTGTCGTTTCATATTGCACACCCTATTGTTGTTCAAGATACTGATGTGCTTTATTGCACAGTAAAGTGCGAAGGTGGATCTGTTGATATAACTGCTACAAGTGGTCGTATTACCGTGTCGCAAGAATAAAATAAAACTATCTCAGAAGTAGAAGAGGGAGAAACATTATGCCAAAAGTTGGCGCGTTCATACACAGGACGCTTGATAATAGTTTGAATGTCGCGTTTGGGACTGCATTTGCTGTAGGAACTTCGATACATTTAAACTTAAATAACACTGATGGGTCTGCAGGTTATCCATCGCCAGGAAAGTCTGGCGGCTATTTCGGCGGTAAGCTACAGCTTATAAGAATGAGAGGAACCATTGCCGGTGGGACAAACAATATCACCATTAAAGGCACATGGGATAGCATTGGACGCGAACAAATCGTCGCTCCTACTGCAGTGCTAATATCTTCTGATCAACTGGATGTTGATGGAACTGGAAAACATTCTATTACATTATTAGTTGATGCATCTGTTGCAAATGACACAGATGATTTTTATTTGTTCGTAAAAACCGACACTGGCACATTTACAGTTTCGGAGTGCGAAATAACATGGGTTGAATAGGAGGTGAAGTATGAGTAGAGTTTCTTATCCTTCACCCTACATCATTACAAAAGATACCATAGGATCTGATTTAAGATGGGAAGATGTAAGCAGCCAAATCGATGGCATCACAGCATCATTTACTTTAAGCGAACCAGCAGATGAGGAAAAAATCTTTGTTTATTATAACGGGTTAATAGTAAATCCGGATATCATCGCAAGAAGTGAGACAAGTTTTACAGTAGATTTTATTCCAGCATCACCAGATAATGTTCAAGTAATATATTCTGTAAAAGGAAATCCACAAGGTGTTGATGATTGATATATATAGAAGAAGAAGCCGCATCAGTAAAGTTGAGTTGAACAAATAGCATAACACAGGAGAATTATTATGCCAAATACTATTCAAATTAGAGGTAGTCAAATTCAAGCCGCAACGGTTGAAGCTTCTAACATTAATCTTAGCGGGTCATTTGACTTAAGAGCCGCTTCTTCGTTTATCTGTGCCGCTCCATCTGCAGCATCAGATGTTGCCAATAAAGCTTATGTCGATGGACAACTTCCAGATGCATTTTCTGGTGGTGACGGTATTGTCATTACTGATTCTGATCCGGATGTCATTGCAGTCGATCTTGCCACAAACCCAGGACTTCAGTTTTCCTCAAACAAATTAGACCTTAAGCTGTTTGCAAACAAAGGTCTTGTTAAAGATGCTAACGGTTTAGCTACACAACTTAAATCAGAATCAGGTGGAACGATTAGCGTTGATGCATCAGGTTTATTTATTGCTGATGCTGGTATCTCAAGCGCTAAGCTTGCTGGTTCTATTGCCAATGCAAAGTTGGCAAACAGCACGATCTCTGGTAAAGCATTAGGAACATCACTTGATGCTCTTGCTGCTGGACAAGGACTTGCTATTGGTTCTGCTTTCGATGGTTCTGCTGGACAAACAATGGATTTGAACCTTGATGGTTCTACTCTTGCTAAATCTGCTTCAGGTGTTAAGATTGCTGACTTAGGTGTTGGTTCAGGCCAGATTGCTGCTGATGCTGTTACCGCTGGAAAGATTGCTGATGGTGCGGTTGATGCTTCATCTACTGTAGCTGATGGTATTATCGTTGAAGCGAAACTTGGTTTCCAAGCAAGACAAGACATCTTCTCACCAAACGGTTCAACATTAGCTTTTGTTTTAGCTAATGAAGTTAATGCTTTGATGGACAACTTTGTCATGGCATTCAAGAACGGTTTGTTGATGCGTAAGGTTGCTTCTTCACCAGCAGATGTAGATTCATATACAGTATCTACTGCAGCTGGAACTACAACTATTACCTTTGGTGCTAACTTAAGTTCTGATGACACACTTGAAATCAGAAGTTTAGC